AATTCTACTTTTTATATAATTTTTTTTCCACATATATGTGGATATCCCCTACCCTATGGGGTAGGGGGTTTTGTTTTTAGTTGTTTTGGTTTATCATATTAGGTTATTTCCAAATTTTATTCCACCAGTTCTTTAATTCTTCAAATGGTTTATCTATTGCTTGTCCTAATACTCTCATATACATCGGGTCATTTGGGTTTATACCTTTTTCCCTGAGGTCTATTTCTATTTGCTGTAATATTCCAGCTCTTTCCTTGTTCCTAGTGTCTTGTCTTATGTTATACCTTTCTTCTTCTGTTTTTGCAGTATTTGCCCTTCTTTGGTCTATATCTGCCAATGCTAGTTTTAAGTTAGGCTGTTGCATAAGTGCCTCTGTAACTATTTGCTGGGTTGTTCTTTGTGTGTTTGTTAATGTTGATTGTAAGCTAGCTTCTTGCTGTTTTACTCCTAGTTTCGCTGCTTCTGCTACATATCCTTGTAATGATTCAGCTTGTTGTAACTGAAATTTACTTCTTGCTGTTTCCTGTACGTTTTTAGCTGTTTGGCTAGCTTGGTTTAATGCCTGTTGTCTTGCTACTTGTGTTAATTCCTGTATTCTGTCCCTTTGTATGTTTTTTAATTCTAAATCTACTCCTGTAAATAGGGCTGACTTGGCTGCTGTTCCTAAATCGAATTGTGGTGCTGTAGGGTTCCAGCTTTTTGTGTCTGTACTTCTTACTGGTTGGCTTACGTTTCCGGGGCCTCCTCCATATATTAAGTGGGGGTTTAAGCCTGCTGCTTTTAGTCTTGCCATTTGTTGCTCTGGACTATTATAAGCGTTTTGCATTTGCCAATCTTGTAAGGCATGTTGTCTTTGCATTCCATACATACGCTCATTCCATTCGCGGGTTTTTTTATTCATTCCGCTTTGAGACAAAGCGTTAATTCCTTGTCCTAGTAATTGACTTCCGGCTATAAGTGCCGGTGCTAGTAGTGGGCCTGGCATACTCTGTTTTTTTTAAGTGTTTTTATTTATTTTTCTAAATTCACTTTTAGCTTTTTATCCTCAAGCAGTCCTTATCGTACCTCTGCGTCCTTTTTTTGTCTTTTTTTGCTTTTTGTGACTTTAGTGTCAATAAGCACTAATATATCAAGGGTTGATTAGTGCTTATTTGCTGCGCGCTTCGCTTGCGTTCCGTTAATTTTTGAGCGAAACAAGTTTCGCCAAAAAATAAACGTGGTTTAGTTTTCTGTTTGATTTTCATCTTGTACGTCTGTAATTGTGGTACGTTTCTTTGCTCGTTTCTTTTCCACTTCCTGTTTAATGCGGTTGTTAATATCTTTTAATTCTTGTTCTGCTTTTTCGCGTAGTTCTTCAACTTCTGCTAAATCTAGTTTCTGAGGGTCTACATCGAATCCTTCTTCTCCTTCCCAGATAGGGGTTTTTTGTCCTTCTAGTGGCAATCCTTTTGCATAGCGAATAAGTAATTCGCGTAGGGTCATTGATTGGTCGGGTACTGTTTTACTTTCGCCGAAATTTCCTTGTCCTTTGTACTTTTTCTTTAAAGTACTTGTTGCTTTTTGGCTCATAATCTTGCTTTTAATTTTTGTTGTTTAAATGGTTTTTGCCTTTCTTTTGCCTTTTTGGCCATTCTTCTAAAATCGTTTGCGGTTTCTTCTGCTATTTTATAATTGTACAAATCGCCATACTGGTTTTCTAATTCCTCTGCTTGTTTTTGCGATTCTGCACGCATAAATACTCCTATTCTGAACTTTTGTCCTTTGTCATATAACTTGTCCTTGTAATACCTAGGCATGGCTGCTTTCTTGCCGTCTTTTAGAGGTAAATAAACTTTATTTTCTATGTTTCCTTTTGTGTGCCACTTGACCATATTGTCGGTGAGATATCCTGCACCCAGTCCTTTAGACATGAGGGCGAACTCTTTTTGTCTGTCATCCCCATTAAATTGGGGTATTTTTTTGTCCTTACTAATATACTTAAGAGTATAACCAACACTGGCATCACCAACATCACCAAAATGCACGTTACCAAGAGTAATATCATTGAGCTTCCAAGCATTTTCTACTATTTTAGGGTTTGCGTTGAATAAGATTATATGATAGTGTGGTCTTTCTCCTGTATCTCCATATTCTCCTACTGCGTAATAGCTAATTTTTTGCTTTGTTAACTTTCTAAGCCTTTTGAAAAAATCTTGTACATCCTTTTTAACAAGTGTTTCAAAGCCGTTTTTAGTTTTCTTAATGTGTTCATCATTGTAAGTAAGAGTAACAAAGTGAGCGGAATTGCTCTGCTCACTTTGTTTGTTTAGTCTAAATGCCCATCCTGATACTCTGCGTCTTACACATGCGGGGCATTTCCCACATGGAAATGGCATGTATCCTGTTTCTACTCCTTTCACTATTTCCATTTTCTTATGAAAGGGTGTTTGACATCTAGTACTCATATATTAGAACATTGGCGTTCCAAACTTAGGCATTGGTCTAACCGCTCTGATTTTGTGTAATATTTGACAATATAAATTGTCTGTTCCCTCTGGGTCATCTGTTACCGCAAATATGCGGTCTACATCATCTGGGTTACATTCAATAAATGATTGGTTAAGATTTGGTTGATTGCTAAAAATTCTACCTAAGTGCCAATAATCTAGGGTTGTTCTGAAATCTCCAGCTACTCGGTTTGGCATAAACTTATATTCTGCATAACGTGGTACATAACCAAATGTTAATGCGTCGTTGTTTGTAAATGCGTATAACTCGTTGTTTGTAACTGGTTGCTCTCCAATATGTGCAAATGAAGGCCAGAAGAAATCAAGCGGGTCGTTTTTAAGATATGTTTTTGGAATTCCTTGCTGGTAAGCACCTTTTGGCATAACGGACATAATTCCGATAATGTATCCATGTTCTTCACAAAAATAAGTACCATATTTACCTGTTGATACTGCTACTCCATGTCCAGCCATATTACCCTGTGGTAGTTGTCCTTCTTGTCCACTTGTGTTAAGTACTTCTGATATAACTACGGGTGTTTTTACTCCTGTAATGTATTCGGGGCGTTGTAGTCTTTTGTCGCTACTTTTTACTCCGAAATGCATAAGGATATTCTCGATATAACGTGTTCCACCACGTGCGTTTTTCTCTAGCCACTCTTGTAATCTGAATGCTCTGCGTAAGTCGTTAATTGTTGTGGCCGAAATATCAAATTCGTCACCGTCTACAAATAAATAGTTAGGGTCTACTGTTGAAATTCCTAAATCTTGTTTTGCACCAAAAGATCCATAAGTACCATTCTGGTTAGTAAATACTGGATTATAAGATGGTGCTGACCTATCATCTACATTATTACTAATTCTTACAGGGACATCGTTTTCGATTTGTCCAATGGGTAAATCTACTGCTGCGCCTTTTTGTGCAAATGGTAATGCACTTGTAAAATAATCGTGTTCCCATGCTCTTAAACGCAATTCGTATAAATCTGTATTTCCTGTGTTGTCTCCGTCATTTAATTGATAAGTGACTTCTGGAACTAAGTTTTGGTCTCTATAATACTCGTTATAAATAGCTTGATATGCTGCTAATGGTAATGCTTGAATGTTACGGGGTAGGGCAGGGCTGCTATTATTTGGGGGTACACCTAAATAGTCAAGAAATTTCTTTCTTTCTGCACTAAATGAAGGTGCATACTCAAAATATGGTATTACGTGGTTTGAATTTGCATCTACAATAAACTTTTCCCAATTTTCCCATATAATCCTGTTTGGTACAAAGAAATAGTGCATACTTACGTCCATGCGGTGCATAACTGGAGCGAGTAATGGTGCGAATCTGATTAAACTATCGCATCCAATGTTGAACATGTCTCCGGGGACACATTCTATCACGCATGTAGGCGTGAGTTGTCCCATTTTAGATGACATTTTTACGTCATGTGTTAAATCGAACACATTTTTTTTCGGTTTATTTACTTCAACCGAGTTAAATAGGTTTTTGTTTGCCATTTTGGTTGGTTTTTGTTATATTATGTTAAAGTCTAATACCTCCACGTGATACGTAATATTTGCGAAGCCTTTTAGTTTTTGACCGACGTTTGCGGTTTCTGCTCGAATAGAGTCTTCTGCGCATTGTGTTTGTTTTTAAGGGTTTGTATTTATTGTTTGTTTAGTGTTTCTTAGTAATTATTAGCAATTTTTCCTATAATTTATATTAAGTTCAATATCAGTTAAATAGGTGATATAATTCTACTTTTTATATAATTTTTTTTCCACATATATGTGGATATCCCCTACCCTATGGGGTAGGGGGTTTTGTTTTTAGTTGTTTTGGTTTATCATATTAGGTTATTTC